AGCCCCCGGCCACGGTAGCGCTGGCCATCGCCGTCGGCCTCGGGCGTGTTGCCCAGCCGTGCGGCCAGAGTCCCGGTGTCATACTTGCTCAGGTACTGGTCGCCGCCCAGTTCGCGCACGTAATTCAGCTCGCCGGATTCGTGTCCGACCTGGGCGAGAAACGCAGCTTGGCGTTGCGGTGTGTTGATCTGCCGGCGGATCATCGCGGCATTGAGCGCAGAAACAAAAACGCCCGCTTGGCGGCGGGCGTTGGGCATGATGCGTTGCAGTTGTTGCTCTGTCAGTGACATGGAGTTCTCCTCGGTTGTGGGACTTCGGCGCTACTGCTTGATCTGAACAACCTTCAGATCCTTCGCCGGCTTTTTCTTTTTGCCTTTGGCTTTCGCCTTGCCCTTCTTGCCGCCGTTGCACTCGACCGTCGTGCTCCAGCCGGCCTGGGTGAATACCTGCTCCACGGAGTCGACCAAATACTCGCCGTCGAGTCCGACCTTAAAGCCCTGGGCGTTGATCGATCGTTCGGCAAACAGGTCGGTGCGCCCTGCCATCTCCAGCCGGACGCCGGCCGTGGATCGATTGAATGCAGTGAGGCGGGCTTGGGCAGCAGCTTCGGCGGCTGATTTGTTCGGGTAGATGTGCCGGTCGGTGTGCACCGGCGGCAAGCCGTCTGGTGATTCGTCGTTGTCGAGAGTGACCACGGCGAGCTTGCCGGTCTTCTTGTCCTGGTGTTTGGTCGACACAGCCTTGTGGGTGTTGCGGTCACCGAGCCGGAACTGAAAACGGCTGACGTCTCGGCGATGGATAGTCACAGTGCCTAGCGCCTTTCCCGAAGCACTCTCCCCGCCCTGACGCTGCATCACCAGCAGCTTGCCGTCAGCCACCTTTGCCGTGCAGTCGTATTGCTTGGCCAGGCGCGTAATGAAATTGAAGTCCGACTCGTTGAGCTGATCGGCGCGGGGCACCTTGGTTTGCACCGGGCAGACCGCCTGCCAGCCGTTGCGAGCGGCGACGTCGGCGACGATCAGCGACAACGGCACGTTTTCCCAGCTGCCGCTGCGAGTGGTCTTGCCGCTGCCGCGCATGTCGCTGGCCTTGCCGGTGATCACCAACGTGTCCGGCGGGCCGGACAGCTCGATCTCATCAACGACGTAGCGGCCAATGCGGGTCAGTCTGGTTTCTACGTAGCCCAGGTAGATCTCGATGCTGGCCCCACGCGAGGGCAGAACCACCGCACCGTCGCGGTCATCGATACGCAGTTCGAACTCGTCGGACTCCATACCGGGTTTATCTGTGGTTTTCAGCTGCAGGAGGCGGTCATTGATCCGCTGGGTGATGTCGGCGCCGTCGGCAACGACACGAAAGATTGGGGTCATTGTTTCGTCCAATAAAAAGCCCGCACAAGGCGGGCTCAGTGGTTTCTACTTTCTGCTGGTCAGTCGATCTTGACGATGGTCAGGCTGTCCTCTCCCACAGCAATAACGCTGTTACAGACGGGACAGGCAAACACGTCGTTCTTAGGATCAACCGGCAGCGATTTGGTGCATGCTGGGCAGCTGCCGACGAGCTGGGTTTCTCGAAAACCGAAGGTTTTGAAGAGCACTGCTCCCATCACCCCAATAGCAAGAAGCCATCCGAGTACAGGAATAAAAGCCAGGAGGATCGCACCGATGGTGCCGAAGATGATCCAGTTCAGCCTGTAGTTGAGCTCCCCCCAAATGCTGCGTTTTACTTTCCTTAACTCTGTTGATCTTTCCATGAGGAGCGCCTTAGTCATTCGCAAAAATGACAAGCTTATCGGCGCCCGACGGGCAGGGCAAACCCTGCTAAATCGAGCTCGACATCGAACTCAACCCCACAGCATTACCTCACTGTCGTCGGGCGCCGGCAGATCAGGCAGCTCGATCACGATGCCGGCGCGGTACGGTTGCGGCTCATCGGCCAGGCCCTGATTAGCATCCAGCACCGCCTCGACCGTTCCGTTCAGATGCCCGTAAGCGTGGTAACACAGGGTGTCGAGCAGATCCCCGTCAGACGTTCTGCAAGTCATCGCCATAGCGCACAAACTCCAAGGTGAACGCCTGCTTGCGTGGGATCCCGCCCTGCAGCAGCGCGCTTTGTTCTTCGTCGACGTTCTTCAGGCACCAGGTGCCGAGCACGTCGCCATAGCCGGTGGTCAGCGTCAGTGGCAGCTGCTGAGCGCCGAGGCTGCGTAGCGTATCCAGTTGCTTGATGCCACCCTTGAAACCCGGAAAGATCGCGCCCTTGAGGGTGATCTTGTCCTCACCGATGCCTACTGCTTGCTGCGCCGGCCGCCGCGTCAGTCGTTCTTGCGAAGCCCAGCGGTACTCCGTCGAGCGTCGCAATTCGTCGAAAGCGGCGGTATCCAGGTTGAAGTAATACGGGACCGCTTTGGGATCCAGTGGCTGTACGATCAGCAGGTGCGGGAATGGCTTCACCGCCTCCGGTACCGGCGTTGCGTCACCGGCCAGCGATCCGGTTGGCAGGATGTTCCCCAGCGATGGGCTAACCTTGCCGGCGATCTTATTGATGGCGGTCGACGCCCGGGCGGCTTGCTCCTTGAGTTGGCCCATGCGCTCATCGATCTGCGACAAGGCACGCGTGGCCTTGTTGTAGGTGGCCACCACCTGACCGACCTTGGCCTGGGCGGCATTCACCCCGCGCATCACGCGCTGCAGTTTCTCACCGACTGCCGGACCTACAATCGGAATGCCTTCCAGCTCCGAAGCCGCGCCGCTGATCTCGCTGATCGCGCCGTTGACTGGTCCCATCATGCCGTCGAGGCTACGCCGCCCGGTCTCCCCCGCCGCTGCCAGTTGCTTGAGCCCTGACTGCAGCTGTTCCATGTAGGCCATCAGTCCTCCTTACACATGCGGTTCATCGTAGAGTTTGCGGTTCTGCAGCTGCTGCGTGGCCTGCTGCATTTGCTGCGCGATATAGGGCTGCAGCTCTCGCGCCATTTGCGCCGGATCCTTGGCATCGCCCTGCACGGTAATGTGCAGCGGCGCCGAAATCTCGACCCGTTGTTCGACCTTCGGCGCGTCGGCTTTCGCGGCCGGAACCGGGGCGGCCAACAATGCCGGAGGGACTGGCGTTGTAGCAGGTGCTGCAAGCGACCGGGCCACATCGCCCATTGCTGCAGGTGCCAATGGACCAGCAGCGGCCTTGGGCTCGAACGACTTTGCAATATCGCCCATCACCGGCGGCAGGTTTTTGCCGGCGTTGGCCATCATCAATGGCCCGGCATCCGGCACTCGCTTGAGGGACTCATCGGTGCCGAATAGTTTTTTGCCCAAAAACCCGCCGGCCGCATCGCCGCCCATGTAACCGAGGTATCCGCCGATCAGCCCGCCGACGATGTTGCCAATGATCGGCACCGCCGTTCCGATAGCGGCGCCCGCAGCTGCACCGGCCAAAGTGCCGGCCAGTCCACCCGCTGCCTCGCCATAGCCTTCGGCCTTTTCGTCTTGAGTCACGGCATTTTCGTAGGTGTCGTAGGCCTTGAAGCCGGCGTCGGCCACCGCCAAGATCGCCGGCCCCTTGACGCCATCGGCGATCTTGCCGCCGCGACCACTGCCTCCGCTGCCGCCGCCCTTACCGCCTTTGCCCTTCTTACTTTCGCCGCTACTCACGTCACCGGCATCCAGCCCACTACCTGCACCTGGCAGGTTAGTGACGATCACCTTTTGCGGGATGTTCGGATTGCCCATCAGCGTGCCGCGCCCGAGGTTCATCAGACCCTTGCCAACCTTGAATGCGCTGACCGCGCCCTTCAGCGCAACGAGTCCAGCCACTGCTGTGCCGATGCCGACGACAACCCGTGGAAACTCATCGGCGAAGCCCGACAGCTTGCGACTGACGTTGTTGATACCGTCGGCCACGGTGTCGGTTACCGGCCGCAGCGCATCGCCGATACTGCGCATGGCGTCGTCCATGGACTGGGCCATCTCGGACCATTTTTGCGCGGAGGTTTGCCGGCGCTCCGCCAGGTTTTTGTCGAGAATCCCGGTGGCGTCGGCCGAATCCTTTTTCAGCTGGTTGTACAGATCCTTGTTCTGCATGTACGCCGTCAGGGCTGCTTTCACCTGCATGTCAGCGAACAGGTCACCAGTGCGCAGAGCCTCTTCCAGAGACTTCATCATGGCTTTGGCTTTCTCGGGATCGGCCTCTTTGCTGATCGCGGCTGTGGCCTCGGCCATCTCGGCGGCCCGTTTCGGATCGGTCGCCTGGATGTACTTCTGGGCCAAGGCAAAACTGGATTCCAGTGTGGACATGCCGTTTTGCAAACCGGTCTGCATCGAGCCCTTGTAGTCGATACCAGCCTTTTTGTAAGCGTCGACTGTCTCGCCGGAACCGATTTTTTCCATCCAGTTTTTGAGGTTGTTGGCCGCTTCGTCCGAACCGCCTGCCGTCTTCATCTGCACCTGAAGCATGGCGCCCAGCTGCGTTACCGAGTCCATGCCGGTGATGCCCAACTTGCCCATGCCGGCCAGCAGTTCGGGGAACCACCTGGCCATGTCGACCGCTTCAAAGCTGCCTGCCTGGCCCTGATAGGCGATGGCTTCCAGCGCTTTCTCCATCACCTTGGGGTCAGTGATCTTGGCGTTCTGTCCCAGCGCGTTGATCATCCTGGCCGTTTCAGTGCCTTCTGATCCCTGCCCCACGGCAAACTTGGCCGCCGTCGGCGCATAGGCCAGCGCCTTGTCCAGCTCCATGCCGGCACCGACCAGGGCGTTGACAACTTCGGCTACCTGATTGCGTGCCATGCCGGTATCGCGCGACGTGTCGATCACGGTCTTGGACAGCTGCGCCTCTTCCGGCGAGTTGGCAATGTTGGCCTTGATCGCGATGTCGCGAATGATCGCGCCGTAATCGGCACTGACCTTGGTCGGAATGGCTGCGGCGGCGGTCAGCGCTCCGGCCTGACCGAGGGTGCTTTTCAGACCGGACCGGCCCTCCTCGATCTGCCGGTGTCCCAGTGCTTTCAATTCAGCCCCGGCGGCCACGCGCCCCATCGTCGCGTAAGCCTTGCTCAACCGCCCCACCTCGACGCCCTGTTTCTTAAGCAACGCGAGGTTCTTTTCATACTTGGCCAGCAGCTTGTCGGCGCCTTCAGCGCCGGTCGTATGCGCCTTGCGCCATTCATCGCGCAGACGCATCGTGTCGCCGATGGTGTTCTGCAGGACTCGGGCCTTGCTGCCTACCGAATCCAGATGTTTGATCTTGCTTTCGACGTCCTTGAACGCTTTGCCCACCGTCGGATCGACGGCGCCGCCAATGACAAAGCCAAGCGCGAGGTTCTTCGCCATGAGCGTGCCTTATGCGTCGGAAAGTGTTGAGCGGTGGCTCAGTCAGAGAGCCACCACACCAGTTCGT